AGAAACAATGTGAAAACTGGTGGCGCTGGCGCAATTGGCAGGCGGATTCCACACCGCGGAGATGTAGCAGAGATTATAAGAGATGTAGAGGTCAAATAATGCCCCGCCCTACAAAGAAAATAGAAATCCCGTGGCATGACATTAAAGGAATCAAAACTCAGTTGGAAGATGGCAAAAGCCACAGTGAAATTGCTGATTATTTTGGTGTTTCTCAGGATAGTATTTCACGGAGAGTCAGACAACACAGAGAATCCGAGTAGGTTCTCAATCTCTTCTTTCCCTTTCCACCCCCGACAAAATCCCCAAGGATGCATCACATACCCCACCTGCCAAACAGGTACATGTTTCAATCCTACCGAGTGGCCTTGTTCATGCAATAGTCGGAGTTTCCAATTACCAATGCGACAAACAACAATAGTTTCGATTGGATGAAGACAGAAACCAAGAGCGATGAACCGGGGGTAGTGGGAATCTGTCAGTGTGAGTATTCTCCATCCGAAGTATCTGATGATGTAGCGATAGTATTGCAGTGGACCTAATATTTTGACGTTATAAGTCATCGAACTTATACCTTGATGATGTAGTTGACTCCCACGTACGGCTGCATGTTGTTGTGAGCTGCATCACCGCCGGTATAGTCTGATGCTATAACACTAGATCCTTGCGCACTGCCTGAAATTCCAAAAGCTCTACCGGTTGAATTAGCCAACGCATAAAGGTAAAGCGTATCTGTGTGCCTGTGACTAGGCATTTCAGAAATAGTAAGAACATGCTCTTGTTCACCACCCGTATCACCCAGGCTTGTAACTCCAGAACCACCTATGCCCACAGGCACATTGCCTTGCATATCTGGTAGATTGAACGTGGTAGAACCATCACCAGCACCATATGCAGTACCAATTGCAGCGAACAGAGTTGCATATGTGGTTCTGCTTACCGCGGAACCGTCACATAGAAGCCAACCTCCTGGTGCAGATGAACCACCATACGGCATTATTGCGCCAGCCGGTATCGTCCCAAAAGCCTGGCTTATGATCCTCTTGTCTGTAATGTCGGATGTTGTGACTGTTGTGCTCCCCGCCTCGATGAACAGTTCAGCTAACAGTATTGAATCGTTCGACTCGAGATCATAGTCATTTGCATATGATGTACTTCCGGCCGTTCCTGCAACGACAGATATTGTTCCGGATGAATCGAGGACAACAAGATCATATCTATCATATGTTGCATCAGCAGCCGTCACAGATACATTTGTCGTGGAGCTCTTTATAACCATTGTCCCGTTTACCATTGCATTGCCAGCCGCTACATCGACTGACATATTTGCTCCCGCTCCTCTCTGCGATACTGCCATACCGGAGAGTACACCCCACCCCATAGAAGCAACTGCCAGGTTGTTCAGGTATACCGGCTCAATCGGGTCTGCTCTTGATACTACTTTTGCCATTTTTGATTACCTCATGTACTCTCTATTGTATGTCTGACAACAACCTTCACACCAAAACTGGATGTCTTCTGATATGCCAAATGGGTCCTTCTGATTGACATGACACCGCCAGAGGATGCGTTAAAAATACCAATCTCAGATAGGTTGTTACCATTTGCTTCTGTACTGTCTATATTGACAGAATATTCAATCACACCTGCTGTGGCTTTCTCTTCCTTTTCAACTGCCTTCCTGAGTACTTCCGTTTCGAGAGTAGTATCAGAAGCATTCGCTGCAGTTGTCCCAGTACCGACTGCAAGGTGTGAAGGCGGATCCGGTGAATCACCATTCAAGAAATCTCTAATTTGATTTAGTCCGCTGTTGACTATCAATTTTTGTCACCCTCTGTTTTAGTTCGTCAATGTCCTTGTTTTTCTTTTTTGCTTCCTGGTGAGCGTTCCATACTTTCTGATGAATGTTCAGACTATCACTTCCTCGGTGATGTAGCGGCCGCACTTCAACGGAGTACCTTCGACACCATCAAAACCCCTACCACAAATTGAGTTAATTTCATGGCCAGCAACGTAACCGTCATTGATATTCAAAGCGATGATTTCCACGATTGTGTCGGTATGTGTTTCAGTTTCATAGAGATTCAAGAACTTGGTCTGAACTGCGTCCTCGTCGATGTTTTCTTTTTCTCGTTCTCTCATCCTCTTGATAAGATCTACAATGACATCTTCGAGTTCACGGCGGTATTCAGCAACTGAAATGTATGCCTCGCCGGGTGGTACTTGTCGTCTTATCTCTGTGACCAGATATTGTCCATCCGGAACAGAATCAAAGTTTTGTAGTGTGACCAATTGGCCAGCTTTTAAGGTCACATAACCAAATACCGATATCTCCCCTGTCTGGACGACCCATGCCTTTTCGGCCAGTTCTGACGCTGCCCTGGCTTCCGCTTGATCCAACGTTGTGATCTTCTCATCTATGATGGTTTGGCCTTTGATAACTCCATAGTACTCCATGCTGGAAAGATCCTCAGACCGCGTGGCAATCTGAACACCTGCGATGGTAGCACCATAGATGTCAACCCGGTTTACGATATCATAACCGGGGCGAGGAAAAGAGTACTCGATCACATCATCAGTGTCGAGGTCTATTGTTAAGCCACTGTTTTCATAGTTCCTAGGTACGTAAAAAAAGTCCAGGGATTCATCATGACCGAATTCATATCCTTCGGAATCTGCAATCTGCTGTATGGCGTCAAATGCGGTTACACCTTTGAATAGCACGATGAACTTGTTCTCTGATGTCTGTATGCCTGTCCTAGTCAGCGACGTTGCATACTTTGATACCAGGTCGTTGACAATGTAGGAACCCAGACGGCCAACTCTCACAAATGCATTTGCAGCCGTTGTATATGAATTTGAAAGAGAATCTACCGTGATGCTGGTATCTGTGACCACAGCAGTCACGAGGGCAGTTTCTGCATTGTTGTCGTCTTGTATTAGGACCTCATCACCAACTTCGAAACCGGTTGTGTCTGCTATCTCAATTACAACACTTGACCCGGCACTCTCGTCGTTCTGCAGGTCCTGGGATATCCCATACGATTCGATGATGTACTCGCCTATCAGGTCGCCAATATAGTCCCTGCCGGAAAGTCCCACGGTTGCAGATGACTCTTTCGGCGTGACCTCTTCTATGCGGCCATTGAATACAGTTGCACCATCTATCTGGATCACCGCAGGGTCATATGGCTCATATGTATTTGTGATTGAATTGTCAGTGTTTTCGAGTGAGACTGTGAATGTCTTGGCACCCTTTGTCACACTGTCAATTGTTTCGACGAATTCCCATCGGTCAGTGCTTGAACCGTTCAGAGTTATAGTTTCAGTCATCCTGACCTCACGATTTCCATTTCACATTCTATGTATTTGATAGACCCCTCGCCCGCTTCCTCTGACTCAATGAGACGACGGACGGCTACATTGTAACTATCAGATCCCTTGTGGAAGGTGAATGAACCATTTGCAGCGTTTGTCTCCTCTTTGACCATATTGAAGAGGGTGTCATAATCTTCTGGTCTGCCTTCGAATGTGGTATTGACTACAATGATGTCACGTGACCGCTTGTATGACCTTGCCACTGGTGTGGATGTTCTTCCAACCGGCTTGACTATCAGTCCATCGTCCGCTGTCTTATCAAGAGTTCTTTTCCATGATGCACCTGGACTGAAATAGACAGAATCAACACCGTCGGTCAAATACCAATCAACCATGTAATTATCCTCCCAGTCTCCTCATCTCAGCTGCAGAATATTTCCTGACAGATTCCCATACGGTGCGACCATCGAGTTTGGCTACAAAAGTAGCATTGAGTTCAATTGGTCTCTGTGATGGTTGCGATAATGTCTGCTGTGTCTGTTTGTTCGGTGTAATTGATCCAGATAGTTTCGGGGTGAATAGTTCCGGGCCATTTTCACCAACCAGATATGACATTCCGCCCAGGACAGGTCCACCAAGCGCACGGGTAGCATAAACCTTCTGCCGAAGTGCAACCCTGCCACTTGAATCATATTGTGTCCGGTCGGTGCCACCCGCGGAACCTGAACGCCCAGAGAACACGCCGGATATCTTGCTCAGCACCCCCGACAAAGCAGAAGTCAAAGAGTTCAACTTCCCCATTACATAATCATATGCAGCGGAGATAGCACCGATAATGAAATTCTTAATAGCTGTAAACTTTTCAACCGTGGAGCCGAAAAGCCTGTCCATGACACTCACATAAAAAGTCAAATACCCAGACAGAACATCCCTAATTGTGGCAATGGCCCACCTAACCACGCTCTTGATCTTCTCCCATGTTGTCATGTTCTCATCAAAGAGGATATCCATCAGAGATGACCATCTTTCTTTGAGCCAGTTGAACACTTTATACGCAGTGTCTCTGATACCAAACAAATTGTATTTCCATGCTACATAAAGTGCAGCAACAGCTACGATCACAGCACCCAGTACCACAGCTACAGTACCAAGTGAAACACCGAGTGCAGTTATTGCACCTGTGACGATTGGAGCAAGTGACGAGAGCCCAACGAAGCCAGCTGCGAGTGCTGCAACAACTATGCCAGCACCAACAATGCCCGCTATGAATGTCTTAACCGGCCCCGGCAACTCATCAAATGCAGTTGATATGCTCCAAAGGATGCCTTCAAAAGTTTCGAATACTGGTGCGAGTTCATCGCCAATGACCATAAAAATACTTTCAAACGCTAACTGAATGCCTTTCAGCGACCCCATGATAGCCGGTGAACTCTTCGCAATGAGACCAAATGCAACAGCACCGGATGTAGCAACCAAGGTCAGAACAGAAGCCCAGCGTTTTCCCATGCGTTCGAGTACAGGAACACTACGTTTTGCTTCGTCACCCGCCTGCTTGGTAGATTCCTGCATACCTTCCATCTGCTTACGTGAATCTTCAGCACCTTCAGCTTCGACCTTTACAAGCAGTGATCCAAGTACACCCAAGTTCATTTCATCCTCCGTGCTCGCTCACTCAATGCATCATTCAGGAACATCCAATCATATTCTGTTAACGTCTTGAGTTCACTGGGTGCCCTTCCCAGAACTTCCGCTATTTCGAGCAACCTCATTCCTTCGTCTGTCCTTGCGAAACGATTTGATGTCGTTCTCCATCTCTTCTCGTTTCTGGACCTTATGTTTGCCAAGTTCAATGATGATCCTGGCTGCAATCTCTTCAGGAACATCCCCCGACTTCCACACTTCAGCAGGGATCACAGGTTCGATGCAGAGGTACTCAAGTATCTCGCAAAGCCTGTCTTCCTCTTCTTCGGTGGTTTCCTGTTCCTCCTTTGCCTTCTGGCTAATCCTTGTCAGGTCCAGGAATGTTTTTTGAGATGGATTTGCTCTGATCTTGAGTACAGCCTTTGACGATGTGCCGGTGAACTCAATCTCAATGTATTCGGATTCGACTACACCAAGGAGATGTGAAAGTCCTTTTGAGACCTTCTCTTCTCTGTTTCTCTCGTACTCAGCAACATCTCTCTGAAGTTCAGCTTCAGTCTGTTGGTTCAACAGGTCAGCTTCTTCCTGGGTAATTTCGCTCAGGTTCATGTTGTGACGTATCCTGTGTACATCTTATCCCCATACCCGGTCAGATCTACCTGTGAGTATTCTCCATCCGGAGCAGTCCACGGAGCTCCTTCCCAGTATATGTTAGTGACTTTGACATTGTACTCCTCGCCGTTCTTCCCGGTGACTGTGCCCCAGATATCGAACAGTGGAACAGTGTTGCTGTCGGTGATCTCAGCCATTGTGTTGCCCGGATCGGCGGAACCGTCGATATCTACGTCTGCATTTTCAGTACCGAGAATCTTCCCTATTACGTTAGGATGGAACTTGGCAAACTTCGCATTGACAGCCACTTTCGCGTTCTTGCGGGCCACATCTTCACGGAATACGGTTTCCTGTCCGTACAGTTCCACGTGTTCCCATTCGGCTTTGATCTCTACGCCCTTGAGAACTCCCACCGTGAGAGTTACTGGGGTATCTGCAACTGTCTTGTAGACAACTGCAAGGGCATCTCCAAAAAATGTTGTTTGTGCTATGGTAGTTCCTCCAAATCTTGATGAATAGCAACGTCAATTACACGCCTGCTCAGGCCTCTTGTCCGGTCCGATAGGTCAGCATCTCGCACAATGTACAGCCTATGGTACCCGGTTGCAGGTAAAATGTAATTGGCTTCGATGATGCGCTTAACCTCTGCTACATGCAGGTTAAAGCGGGTTTTGAGAATAGAACGAATGTCAATTGAAATGGTCCATGTATGGTCAAAAGTTTTCACACCGGAGTGGGTTACAGGACCAGCCCCGGTATTATACGTCAGTATGAAGTCGCCTTGTCGCAGGTCCACATCCCCACGGTTGATAATAGTGTCAATGATAGGTGTTACTCCACCGGTGTTTGAACTGTTCCAGTTGTCGCCCAGCAGAGCCGTGATTATATCGGCTTCTTTCATTACTGACTCACTAAAGACAAAAAGAAGTACTTGGTTTGTTTAAAAACCTTTTGCAAACTCAAAAGCTAATATAAAAAGAACAAAAAGAAAGACCAATCCAGACATTAAAACAATCTGGCTTGACTTCATATTGTGATGATCTCCCGCCGATTATACAGTATTCTCTCGACATCCCGCTTCCACGAATCCACTTTTGACATGATGCTGTACTTGTCAGTGCCTTCGGGCAGGGCAATCACATAGTCATCGTTCTCTGCAATGTTAATCGCGACAAGCTTCGTGCAGGCATCTTCGATGTCACCCGGAACAGATGATTCACCATATCGATATGACACTCTGATTCCCTTGTCGAGAGTCCGCGGTCTTTTATCCTTCAGGTAGATGATACCTTGTGTATAATCGACCCAGTAATCATTACCACGGCCTTCTGTGTAGCCATTTGCATCGAGAATAATGTCTTCCCATTCGTTACCTGTCCATACTTCTATCTTGTCAGTTCCCGAAACCAAAGTGTTTATGTTCCTGTGTTTCAGGTGAATTGGGAATTGTCTCTGATAGAAGTTATAGCAGTTGTACGGGATGTCATAGTACTCGTCCATGACCTGTATCGCTCTCCACGCATGACCAGTTTCTCTGTCGATATGGTCTTCCATCCGGTTGATCAGGTTCTCCACTTCGACGAGGGTGGGGTCAGTGTCTGTAGAGAACACCAGACGCGATCCAGTGTTCTGATCGATCAGTCTCATCAAGGAGGCTACATTTGCAGCGGTTGTGTATGTCACAGTCATTTCCATATACTCCATAATTTTTCAACATTCGAACTCAGATATCCGACAACACCCGCAACAAGAACACTGATGATTCCAATTATTCTCCAGCCACCAGTCAGGTAGTCACGGGACTGTTTCAGACTGTCAACATCTTCAATAAGTTCATCAATGCACTTATCCTGGCGCGATG